ATTAGCTTTAGTGTATGCACCATACTTTGTCTCGTTATCTTTTGGACCTTCAATGTATCCAACTTGAGACTTAGCAATTTGAATTAAACGAGCAGCGCTACCCTTAGGTGCTTTAGCGGTTTCTGCTGGAACTGGAAAATTATCTTGCGCCATAATTAGTCTTCCTTATCCCAATCTGTATCTACTGGCTGCTCTGCTGGCATTGCTCCATCTGGCTTTGCTGCTAGACGTGCTGCAGTTGCATCAATTTCTGCTTCAAGCTTCTTGTCAGCTTGTGTGTTCTTTGCATCCATCTCTTTGTTTGCCAACTGTGCTGCCATAACATCCTTAGCACCAGATTGACCAATTAATAGGCCTGCAAGTGTTCCTGTAATAAATGTTGCTACGCTTCCAAGAACATTGAAGAACATCTTATCATTTTCAGACTGTGCTCCAATTGGTTGTGTTACAAATATAAGTGCGTATAGAATACCCAATGATGTGCACAGCAAGATTGTGCCTAATGTTATTCCTAAAATAAATTTTAATCTAGCGTCCAGATCTTGTGGAGTTAGTCTTTCTTTAGCCATTTGTATTACCTGTTTCAGTTGTAGTAGTTGGCTCTTTACCAATTACGTCTTTAGTGCATGTGCCTGCTGCTTCACAAATTGGAGGATTGCATTCGGCTTTCTCCCAATTCGCAGGATCCTGACAAGGATACCTGTAAAAACCATCATGGCCACAACTAGTTAATGATAACATTAGTAGGCCTGACAAAGCAATAGCAGCTATTCTTTTCATACCACTATTATACCCTATTCCTCGTCTTTTCTTAAAGGAATGGTAATTAGCCAAATTACGGTAACTACTACTGTGGCTATTCCTACAATATCTTGGGCTGTTCCTGTTAGGGTGAGCCAAGCTATAAAAAAGCCAAGGATTGTCCATAGCTGAGCTATGCTCTCCTTTACTGCTTCCCAGATCCAATTAAGGAATCCTTTGATTATTTTCATTATATCCTCCTAGTCATGGCTGCTGCCACAATATTACCTGCAATAATTACTGGCACAATTACTTCCTGTGCTTTTTCTCTCTGATCATCAGTCAAATCTTTTCCCCATTCTGATGGATCAAAAACTTTTTCAAAATCTATATTTGTCAGGGCTCCTATTGGATCCGACAAAAATGCCTCTGTTTGAACTTCTGTTGTAGCATCTGCCAGAGTGTATGGCATTGTTGCATTTTCTGCAGCAGCTTCTCTATCCTTAAATTCTACAAATGCTGTTGCTAATTCTGGATTAGATTTCATAGCCTCTGCAATTACTGCAACCTCTGATGATTTAATTCCTAAATCTTGTGCTACTTCTGCCTTTGCTTCATTTGTTAAAGCATTCAAGGTCTGACTGACTGCAGCAATTTGCTCTCTAGATAATACAACTAATTTATTATCTTTACTAGTTAAATTAGCTATAACTCCAGAAAGATCTTCCTCTGTTCCCGTTCCTTTTTCTGGAATCAATTCTTTAAGATCTTCGTCAATTATGGTATTATTTTCTTGTGATTCTTCAGAAGGTTCAATTGGAGTTGGCTCTGGTTCAGGAGTTGGCTCTGGATCTGTATCCGTTGGCTGAGGTGAAGGCTCTGGTGAAGGCTGAAGAGTGGGCTCAGGCTCAGGGGTTGGCTCTGGCTTCGGTTCATCTGTGGTTTCAGGCGTTGGCTCTGGAGTGGGATCGATTGGTTGAGTTTGCTCAGGAGATGGATCAGGAGTAGGTTCTACAGTAGGCTGCGGACTTGGATCAACAACTGGTTGATTTGCTGCAGCTTGTGCTAATGCAGTAGCAATTTCTCTGGCTAACTGTTCCTCATAATATAACCAAGCATTGTCAATTGCATTATTCATATCAATAATTGATTGATCATACACAGCAATAGAATTATTTTTAGCAATTAAAGCATTTGTGAGGTTTTGAGTAGCAGTTGTGAGGTTTTCATTCTTTAATGTGAGGTTTTCATTAAGAAGTGTGAGGTTTTGAACAGAACTATTATAAATAAATAATTTGTCATTATATACTTCTTGAGCCTGAGTCTGAGTTAAAACTGCTGAATTATATGAATCAATTTGCGCTTGTGTTGCTCCAGAACCAGAAGAAAATGTATTTAAATCACAACTAAATCCTACGCCCCATCCTCCAGTATAATCGCATCCTGCTCCAGTCCATCCTCCAGGAATTGCCCATCCAAGATGATAGTACCCTGGACCTCCGCCGTTATACCACCAAATTTCTACATCTAAAGTTTTATCTTGACTAACGTCATATATTGGAGAGAATGGACTCCATGTGCTGCCTTGCTCTCTCCAGTTATTTACTGCAAGCTCACCGTTAACATACATTCTAAATCCATCATCAGTATATCCTGCAAAATAAGTTGAAGTCCAATGTGATGGCACAGTTATTGTTCCAGTAAATTTAACAATTATATTTTCATAATATCCACAAACTGGAAGACTCATAGAGTTTGAATTCCAAGTACCACTGCATATAAAAGCATCTGGAACCGCAGTACCGTTCCATGTTCTGGTAAGGTGGTATACAGTATATTGAAGACCTGCACCGCCAGCAGATTGAATATTTAACTGTGTTGTTTGAACATTAAGATTTGCAACTTCTAAAGCATTCTGTGCGTTATTTTTATTTTCTAGAGCTGTTGAAACCACAGCCGTTTGATCATCTACTGCTAATTGTGCTGAATTCTTTTCTTCTAATGCTGTTGCTTCTGCTGCTACAGCCGCATCATATGCGTTGTGAGCACTATCTTTAGCCTGTTTTGCGGCTACTGCTGAATCATATTTTTGTTCTGCGATATCTATTAAGGATATAAATTCATCCTTATAATTTAAATCAGATACGCTTTCATTTAATTTTTGTATCTCTTGAGCTGCTAAGCTTAATTGATCATCGCTATAAGAAGCGGGTGTGAGAAACAACCAACCGAACCCTAAAATTGCGGTTAATGATAATCTCCATAACTTAGTCCTAGTCAACTATAACTCCTAAACAAACTGTTTTGTTTATTTAGTTAATTATATCATTGAACTATTTAGCGTTATCTGTTTTGTAAAAGCCTGTACCCTTAAACTGAATGCCGAATGTGCCAAACTGTTTGACCATTGCAGCACCACACTTGTCGCAAAGTTCTGTCATGGTTGCTTCGCTAAGTGGTTTGTTAACCTCTTTAACGTGATCGCAAATTACACATTTGTAATCGTATGATGGCACTTCGTCTCCTTAATTTTAAATGAGCAGTTTAGACACATGCTCAGGTGTATCCTAAGGCGTAACTATTAGCCCGTGCCCCATCCGATGTGACAGAACTATTATACCTTACTTAATTTTGACTGTCTTAGGCTTTTTATCTTCAGGTACAATTTTTTCAACTGTAACAGAAAGCAAGCCATTCTTTAGTTCAGCACCAGTCACTTCCATATATTCACCAAGCGCAAATGTGCGGGTAAACTTACGAGCAGCGATTCCCTTGTGAATTGCTTCACCAGTATCTTCTGCATTAACTTCTCCCTTAATTACAAGGGTTCCGTTATCTACGGTTACATCTACATCCTTCTTGTCGAATCCTGCCAAAGCTAGATCGACACGAAATACATCATCTTCTACCTTTACAATATTGTATGGTGGATATGATTGATGTGATGCTGTTGTGTGTACTGAATTTAGGCGATCAAACATGTCGTTGAAGCCAATAAAAAATGGGTCCTTGAAAAGGTCCCATGTATATGTTGCTACCATTTTATTCCTCCTTTAAGCGAATAAGTTAATATGTGGGCCCCTGATGGCGACCCACATACTATTATATCAAATTGATTTGTGAACTTCAACTATTCCGCCTGCGCCCTTGGCAAGGATCGAACTTGCGACCTAATGCTTAGAAGGCATTTGCTCTTGTCCACTGAGCTACAAGGGCAAAGATTTAAAAAATCTTTTTCTTCTTGTCTTCCATCTTCTTAGCATCTGCTTCTGACGCATAAAGCGCTCTCATATGAGCTTCTGCTCTCGATCTGCTTGGATGGCATCCTACTAGTTCTCCGCCTTCTTTTACTACGGCAAACCCTCTGCATCCTGCTGTTCCTTCTTCAACTTTCCAAGGCATATTATTCTCCTTCCTCATCATCCATAGGATATATTCCTAATTGTCTTACTGCTTCCATTCCATTTTCATTAACCGTAATTGTTGCTTCTAGATTTTCATCATATTCAACATTGATTAATCCATCTTCATACAACTTAATTAATGATCTATCTATATAATCTGAGTGTGCCTGCCATAATTCTGGAGCAAGATCTTTTGCTTTTTCTGATATAGAAAATATTAATTCTCCATCTTCATCCACGCCCTCAACCTCAATAGCACCTATTTCAATATAATGTTCAAGCTGCATGTAGTCCTCATCACTCATATAGTCATCGTCCACTTGGACCTTCTTTCTTGTGCAACAGGTAGGACTCGAACCTACGCATCACCGAATTATGAGTTCGGAGCCTTGACCAACTTGGCTACTGTTGCCAACTAGCCAATTATAATGTTCCATCTTCGTTTTTGTCAATGGTGGTCTCGACTAACTGTTGAACATAATCAGAAAAATGTTTTCTGATATTTCCAGGAGGACGGGCCCCTAGAGATTTCCACAGTCTTCTATATTCTATCATATTTGCAAATGTTGTGGGACAAAGCATTAATCCATTATATTCTTTTAGAACAGTAGGAAGTGGCACATGTTTTCCACAGCACTTACATTCTTTTGCCTTCTCTTGGTATATACTCATAGTATCGTCATTCTATCCATAGCCGTAGCCAAATCTGCAGGCATCTTTGGCGGGACAATTAAATTAAATGATTCTTCTTTTTCATTTAATCTATTATCCAAAATTAATGAGTCGTAGGTATGAACTGTAACTTCATCCGTTGACTGTATTTTAGTTCTACTTATTGCATTATATACAGATCCGCACACTGCATCCGCCAAGTCTTTAGAACCTTTTCTTGGGTGATCTACCTTATCACGCATGATTTTTAACTGCAACAATTCATCTATTAATAGTGGAATATGCGGTCCGTGTAATCTTTCTTCAGCGACAACCATAGCCATATCATCATAATGCTTTTTAGCAACAGAAAGTAATTCGGTATTTATTCCATAAGCCCTTAGCTGCTGCATCATGTCATGAGAATTCCAGCGGTCAAATGTACAGACTCTAATATTAAATCCTGCCGTTCTCAAAGACAGGATATAGTCTTTTACCTCAGTAAAATCTACAGACTTATCTGCTGTAGGAGTCCAATATCTGACAGCATCCACTTCAACAATTGGCGCTGGCTGGGAATACTGATCAGTTATTTTTACATTTACCCATTTCTGTACATGTGCCATAGATACTGCACAATGGTCATGCT